GTTCTGCGCCTCCGTATTGGCATTGGTGGCGGCACGGTTCGCCGCAAGTGTGGCCGCCTCGGCATTGCCCTTGGCGGTCTCCAGCTCGGCGAGCTTGGCCGCGGCATCGGTCTGACGCTTCGTCTCGTTGCTCTGACGGGTGGTCTCCTGAGTCTTGCGGGCCGCTTCGGCGGTCTGACGGGCCGATTCCTGACTTTGCCGGGTGGTCTCGTTCGCCTGACGGGCCGCCTCGTTCCGCTCGATCTCCCCGCGCTTGTTGTCGGCATTCGTGGCCGCGGCGTTCGCCTTGGCCGCGGCAGCCTGCGCCGCCGCTTTCTCGGTGCTTATGTCCATGATGGCGTCGGCGACCTTTTTCGCGGCGGCATTGGCGTTGTCGGCGGCTGTATTCGCTTTGGCCGTGGCCTGCTGGCAAGCAGCAATCTTCACATCGACATCTTTTGTCAGCAGCTTCAAGGGGGCGAGGACGTTTTTCTCGACACCGCCCAATGAGTAGCGTGCCGGAAGGGAGGTGATGCCGTCAAGCGACGTAGCTATCTCGATGCGGTCAACCGCCGTGCCGTGAGTGCGCAGGTATTCAAGGAACACCGGCGCAAGCTGGGCGCAGAACGCCTCAAGCTCCATCTGGGGGGTCTGTATCTGTCCCATGACCCCGCGTATTAGTCGTTGAGCATCTCGGTGATGCAGCCGGGGACCGCATTGTACACTGCCACCACTTCCTCGTCGGTAAGCCCGGTATAGGGCTTGATGGAGGTGATGAGATAGTTGCCGGTAGTCTCAAAGCTGACACTGCCGGCATCGGTGCTGTCCTTTTTTATCGTGCCGCTGATGGTGGTGTTCCCGCCGGTCACAATCTTTGTGAAGTTGATCTCTACGGCATCGGTCACTTTTTCAGGCGCGTAGTTGGTGGTTGAGTTTTCTGCTTTCTTTTCCATGTTTCATTATTTTTTAATGGTTAGACGTTGTTCTCGATTATGTCGGCCACTTGACCGTAGGCGCCGCAGGAATAGGCCTCGGCGGCCACATCCTTCAAAAGGGTGCCCTCCTCGGTCGAAATCTCGACCTCTCCGGGACAGGCCGCTATCTTGCGGCTGATCTTATGCAGGTCATACTTCTTTTCCGGGGGAAGCGGCACGCCGCCCACGGTATTGAGGTTGAAGATCACCATGCAGAGGGACTCGGCGATGTTGGTCCCTTTGCCGGTCTTCTCGTTGACCACTTCCTTCCCGAAGCAGTCCACAAAAGGTCTGTCAAAATTCACTTTCATCTTTTTACGTTTTTAAGTTATGTATTCAGACCTACCAGCTACGGGGGAACTTGTGCTGCACCCACGCGCCATAATAGGTCACGTTATCTATTGTCACTTGTATTTCACGGTGGTATATGAGGCACATGGCATCGCCGCAGCTGTCGATGGTCAGCGGGCTGGAGGGGGTAGCATAGCTCTCGTTGTCATAGAGGATGTAACTGCGCCCGGACTTCACCTCCCACCTCATCGTCGAGGCGTTATACTCGCGGCGGTAGCTCCACCCCGGTATCACACGGACATAGTTGCCGTTGTCGGTACCGCGCTTGATGAACAGCACGTGACCGTTGTCGTAGGGCTGCATGTCCGGCAGCGTCAGCTTCACCTCCCGGGTCTTGCTCTGGTAGGCGACCGCGGCGCCGTTCGTTTCCGTTGCCTTGGCGCGCCAGTTGAAATGGGTCGAGACATAAACGCTGTTGACATCGCGGGCTATGGTCACGCTCTTCGTGGTCGGAGCGGTTGCCTGCGTGACGCTGTCGTGTCCTATCACCTCGGTTTTCAAGGCGAGACCGGAAACATATCCGCCGCTTATGGCGATGGCGCTGTTGTCGGCGGCTCCGCGGGCACCGACAAGAAGCGCGTAATTATGGCCGAGCCCCCACCAGTCCGACTTGTCATAGTTCTCAAAACGGGCCACGCCCCGCGCTCCGGAAAAAGCCGGGAGAATGTTACCGCCTATGCCGGCGAAGCATCCGTGAGGGTCGTTTCTGAATATGATGTAGGCGTCATTCGTGAACGTACCGTCATCATTGCGGTTGGTCAGACCGTTGCCGTCTACGACAAAACCTCCTATGTGCGTGGTGCCGTTGACCTCCACACGGAAGGAGTTGTTCATCGTCACCATGCCGTTGAAGTTAATTTTCGAGGCGCTGATGGTGACGGACTCGGCGCTTTGGTTGATCGCCGAAATGACCCCGTCCTTTTCAACACGCATGGCTATCTGGGTGGAGTGCACGTTGATGCTCGCCTCTGCCGTGCTTACACGCCCGGTAAGGGCGTCCACGGTCGTTTTGGTGGCGTAGATCTGACTGGCGTAGGCGGTAGTCACAAGTCCGCTCGTGTTGGTAAGGTTGCCCGCAGCGTCGAAACTCCCCACAACCGTGCTGATCTTGTCCTTGTTCTGCAGGATGTAGCTTGCGGCATCCTGCTGGCTGGTTATATCCTCCCATGTGTTGGAACTGTCATAACCGATATAACGATAGGTGTGACCGTCAGCGGTGTTGTGCCATGTGGCACCTACATATTTATACTCCTGACCGACCGGCCATGAATCCCACGGGTTATTTGGCTGGCTGTAAACTTTTGCGTCGCCGGCTCTGTTGGCGATGGCAGCAACAGCCTCTATCCTCGCTTTGGCCGTGTCGAGGTCACCCTGCACGCCGGTGACAGCCGAACTGATGGAGTCCGTCTTGATGCGCAACGCGGAGATGGCCGCCTCGTTGTCGCTTATCCGGGTGGCATGGCTGGTGATGCTCCCCTCGGCCGCGTCAAGCCTCACGCCAAGGCTGGTGACCGTGCCGTTGAGCTTGTCGTATTTCTCCGCGTAAATCCTTATCCGCTCTTCGGCCGCATCAAGGTCAACGCCGAGCTGCGTCACTGTGCCCCTGAGGTTGTTGATGTTGGTGCCAATCAGCCTTATATTGCCGGCTGTCTGTATTATCTGCGTCGATACCTCCTTCTTGAAGTCATCAAGGACCTTGTCGGTGACGGCCAGAACGGACACGTACATGTCACCGGTATATTGCAACACGAAATCGCCCTTGCCGTCCCAGGTGCCCTGCCATTGCAGGTCCTGCCACTCCATCGACGAGGTGACGGCGACCGTCGCCGGAACCGGGAGGGAACCGGGTTCGGATACCGCGCCGCTCATGCCGACGGTCAGCGTGCCGTCCGTCATGGCAAAGAAGCGGATGCTCATATACAGGGTGTCCTTGACATCGACCCATTGGTCGGTCATGTCGTTGTGCGTGGGCGGCACATACTCCTTGTGGGTGCCGGGCTTCCGGATCAGCGCGTTCGCCTGACGGATGACGCTCTTTTTCAGGTGCAGGACGTTGCGTCCGTCGAGCTGCTCGATACCGGCTATCCTGCCGTCGGCGATATAGGTGTTGCCGTTCATCAGGAGAGCCTCCCCGTTGGAGGTTATCACCTTGCCGTCGTCCTGCACGGTCCAGCCGTCCATGGTTTCGTCAAATGTGGCGTTACGCAGGTAGTTGTCATCCCCGGTAAGCTCGTAACGCAGGTTGCTGTATCGCGTTGCGAACATCGCCTTGAGCATCTCTATCTTGGCATCGACGCTCTCGCCCGTCCTACGCAAACGGAAATCTCCCACGGCATACAGATTAGTCAAAAGCTCGCCGAAACCGTCAAGCCATCCGAACAGATGATGGTGTATGCCTTTCAGGTTGCCGAGCCGACCCTTCTGACAGTTGTCGGGATCGGTTTTCATGCCATAGACAATATCCATGTAAGGGGTGGCGGTCCCGACGGTTATTATCTGGATAAGTCCCTTGCGGTCTGCGTCGGTGGCGTTGTCGACACGTGTGAATGTATCCCCCTTGGATATGACATCGGCAGCAGCCCTGCCGTCAGCGGAGACGAAGTTCTTGAACTCCACCCAGTCAAGGCGGTCCTCGCTGTCGCCCGGCTCGCCGCATCCGGCCGCGGTTACGATCAGTTCATAGTGCTTGGTTATATAATGGTCGTTCTCGGCCGACGGCATCCCGTTGTACTGCTGCACCATGATGTAGTCATCAATCCTGAACGGATTGTAGAATTTGCCGTCATGGGTCTGGAGATAGACTCTTCCGGTGGCCGGATCGTAATGGTCCACCTCCATCATGCCGGTGAAGATGCGGTTGTCATTCTCGCCAAGCAACTGGGATATGACCATGGTAAAGACACGGAGGGCACCGCGCACTACTATATCGTCAAACTCGGCGGTATATTTCGTTTCGGGCACGCCGAGGGCGTTCAGAACTTCGCGCTTGAATATCGCCCACCCCTTGCCTCCTATGAAGCCGGAGATGAAGTCCTCGCTTGACAGCTGCCCCCGGAATTCAGACGCACCGTTGACCTGCAACTGTGCAAGGGTGGCCTTAAGCCGGGTGAGCAGCTCACCGAACACAGCGTTGCCGTCGGCATCAACTTTCGCGCCGCTCAATCCCTCCTTGTAGGTGCCTACTTCGAGTCCGGCAAGGAACTTGATCAGACCCGCCGCCTCGTCGCCGTGAAGCCGTGACAGTGCCCGCTTGGCTATCTCCTTTATCGTGCGCAAAGCGCTCATGAGGTTGTTATCGGTCAAAGGCGTGCCGTCCCCGGTTTTGACTATATCCGGCAAATTGCCCCGTGACAGTTGCACGTAGGCCTTCACCTCGTCGATATTGCCCTTTATTTTGTCAAGAGCACCGGTGGAAAGCGCGTCGCTGATCTCGAGGTCCATCTGCGACGGAAGGTTGATCTTGCGGGTTATCCTCGTTATGCGGCTGTCCTTGTAACCGGTCTCCGGGAAATAATCGGGACTCTCAAGCCGGACACGCTGCCCCACATGAAGCTCGAGCTTGCGCCGCTCAATCTCTATATAGTCCGTCGGGGCCCTGAAACAGGACACATCGACACAGTGCCGGCGGTTGTACTCATGCACGGCATCAAGGTATTCGGCCTCGGCAAGCGTGTAGTATTCATCCGGCATACGCATATTCCAGGGAATGTAACGGTCACCGGCCTTAGGGACGAGACTCCCGCCGGGCAGTTGCGTGTCGTCATCGTAGGGCCATATCGTGATAATCTCGAACTCCCGCGTCTTGCTGTCAAAGTTCACTTCAAAGTAATGTTCGTCACCCGTGCCCAGCCCGGCGAGGTCACCGTCCTGAAACGACACCCGTTTCACCAACCCCCCAATCTCGTAATCGTTCGGGTCAAAAGGCAGACCGCTGTCCTTGAAATAGTATATCGTGAACGGTTTCCCGTCATCGCCCTTTTTCTCCTCGCTCCGCACGCTGCTCACCGTACCTGTGTAACGCGGGTAGATGTCCGCAAAAGCATCCTCCACGTAGTCATGTATGATGCCATACTTCTCCGTGTTTATATCAACGTATTTTGCACCGCCGGGAAGTTGCAGCCGGCTGTGGCCGTATTTCTCCGGGTCAATGTTGCGGGAACTGCCTATCGGGAACAGGCGGGTATATACCTTCGCGTTGTCCGCCACATCGGGCTGTATCCTTGTCAGTCCGTTCCGATAACCGAGCGTGACGCGCTCACCGTGCTCGCAACGGCACAGGTTGACGGTGGTGCCCTCTATCCAGTATTCGGTGCCGGTGGCGTCAGCGACAGCCTTGAGACCCTCGTCACAATATTTGCCATGGTAGTCCACGACGATATTGTCACCACCCTCGACGCTACCCACCTTCCAGTCATCGGTTCCGAAACCGGCATTGATGGATTTTACTATGAGGGCGACATGCTCCCGGGGTGGGGCTGTCAACGTGAACACCGGCTCGTTACCCCCGTCGGTGGTGTTGAGGACAAGAAACCGGGAGATCAGGTTCTCCAGTCCGTAGAGCTTCAACGAGTACTCCCACTCCAGCGTGGATTTCTGTACCGGGCGGTATTTCCCGGTCAGCCGGTAGCGATGCCACAGAAAGTCCGCGTAATCGTCCACCTCAAGCGGCACGCTGCGGGGCAGCGTGAACGAGACGTTCAGCACGTTGCCCGCCTGTATCTCCTCCACCTGCGTGCTGTTGTCATCCGGTTCGGCCGTGAGCTTCAGGACGCCGTCGCTTGAATATATCTTAAATTCCATCTTGAACGCTGTTTGAACATTGTTTGAATACTATAACACGGGGACCGGTTCCCGGAATTTCACGCTGAATTTGGCGGCGACCTCGCCACCGAAATCGGTCAGCTGGGTGTAGTCCGTGCAACTCTTGTAATACATCCGGTAGGTCCTTCCAAGCTCCGGGAGGCTGACCGTCAGCCATCCCTTCTCGCCGGTCCTGAGAAATTCCAGGAAGGACGAGTAGCGGGACAGGAATTGTGTCCGGTCCGCCGCCATGATCGCGAAGCACAGGGTGACATCACGGGCCTCCCACGCCGGGACAAGTGTTTCGGGCAGTTTCTCCCCGTCTTTTTCCCGGAATGACACAGCCGTGTGCGGCTTTGCCGATGGCGGTTTCAGCAGGGCGGAGTAGTTCTTGTTCTCACCGGGCTTGTCCTCCACAAGGAAAGCCCCGTAATCCGTGAATATGTCCACGCCATTGATCAATAATAGGCCTTTCAGTACATCCATGTCATTTCATCTTTAAACCGTTCTGCTTGATATCCCTTATCTCGTCGTATATCTTTGGCAGGGCATCGGTGTTCGTCCTTATCCTGTCGATCGTTTCCAATGCTCCGCCCATGCCCTCCGATATATTCTCCACGTTCCCGTCGATGGAGGCGCCGTGCATCTGCAGGGAGGTCATCAGTCCCTCCAGCTTCGTGCCCTGGTCCTGCGTGAGGGTCTGGAAAGCGCCGGCACGCCCGCTTTGGGTGGCAGTACTCTCCTCATCGTTTTTCCAGAGGTCATACCCCATGGCGGCGGCCTTGTCCTTCCACGCTTCCATCCACGATTGGGCCGCGTCGACGTTGCTGCCGATATTGTCATAAAAGCTGTCGATCAGACGCATGGCATCACCCGCGATCTGCTCCTCGCTTTTACCGCTGCCGTAAACCTCCTTGAGCCGCTGCTGCAGGTCATCGAACTTGTCGGCGAAGAACAGGGAGTACGCGATCTGCTCTCCGAGGTTCTCCAGTACCGTGGCGGCATGGTCCGCAAAATTCTCCAATGCCGTGCCGCTTCCCCTGATGGCGGAGGTGATGGAGTCGAGCATCCCCTCGCCGAGACTCCCGAACGTTTCCCGCAGGTAATCCTCCAGGGCCTGTTCCGCCTCGTCCATCGCGTCCTTCAGGTCGATCAGGTTCTCAAGGTAGTTCCGCGTCTCATCACTCATCTTGCGGGTATCGAGGATCACTTGGAGCATCTCCGTATCCAGCTCGCCGTTGGCCTTGATCAGCTCTGGGTAAACATCAAGGATTCCGCTGTAAACGTCTTTACCCTTTCCCCAACCGAACAGACCGGTTTTTTTGTGACCGGTTACGATCTGCGCGTTATTCAGACCGCCGAAACCTTTCAGGTAGTTCTCCAGCCGTTTGCGGTAGGTCCCGGCGAAATCACCCGTCATGCGCTCTATCCAGTTCATGGTCGGAGCGTCACCGGCCAGCTCGTCCTTGAATTGCGAGAGGGCGTCACGATAGACCTCTATCGCGTTCGCCGCCCTTGCCACCTGACGCTCCCCGAATATATTCTCAGCCTTTTCCAGCAAAAGATTCTGTTCCAGCAAAAGGAGATTGTATTGCCGCTGGAAATCGAGCTTTGCCTTTTCAATCTCCTTCAGGGCCTCCTTGTGGCGGGCTTCCGCGGCGAAGGCCGAGGTCAGGAAATTCGCGGCCTCACCGATGGCCGCACCGATGCCACCGACCAAGCCGCCCTTGGCGAAACCTTGCCCGATATTGGAAACCGCACCCATCACCTGCTGCATACCGCTTAAGGCATCGGCAACCTCGGTGTCACCCATCTGGTCGAACATATTGGCAAGCTCACCGGCCGCCTCGGATGCGGCCCCGCCGATCGTGCCGATTGCTCCGGACACCTCCTTGGCTCCTTTCGCGCCCTTGAGTTCGGCAAAGCCTTTCTCGAATGTCTTGAAGATGCTCTCCCACTTGTTACCCGCTCCCTTGCCGGTATCGAGCAGCTTGTCAAGGGCCTTTTTCAGCTTTTCAAGTTTTTCCGGACTTTTCTCTATGTTTTTCAGCTGATCCGGAGAGATGAACGTGATACCTTTCGCGTCTCCCTTGCCGGATAAATACTCACGCAACTGCTTCGCCTGTGAGATAAGTTTCTGCAGTGAGTCGAAAGACATGGAGGAATAGTCCCCGAATAATTTCTTTAAAAAATCGTTGTCTTTGGATGTCTCCTCAGCCTCGGCATCATTGATGGATTGGATGCCTTGTCTTACCTTTTCCCTTGCGACGGCTATCGCACGGTCAATCTCATCGGAATTTTCCGCTGTACGCTGGGATTCCAGCTGGGCGATGTCATCATCACCCTGTTTCTTTATGGCCGCACGCTGTGCCTCATAGTCACGATATTTGGCCAGAAGCTCCTGCAGGGTTTCCTGCTGTCTCTTCTTTTTCTCCTCGTTATCCTTTTTCTCCCTAACGTCAATCTCCGCAACGGTGGCATCATAGATCTGCGCAGCCTGTATGCGTTGTGTGACCGCCTGAGCTGATATATTGGCAAGCTGCCCAGGGGTGACTTTTTCACCGGCGGCTTTCAGTTTATTGTACAGCTCAATGCGCTGCTGTTCCTCGCCCGTGATGCGGTCTTTCTCTCTCTCGAAGTTCAGCAGTGCCTCGGCACGTTCCCTTTCGTAGCCTTCCTTCTGGATGGCGATACGCTGGTCCTCTATCTTCCTGCGGGCTTTCAGTTCCAGCTCCGCAAGGTCGCCCGCCGGTTTCGCTTTATCCTTGTTGTTCTCAGGAGCCGTGAACCCGCCGATCCCGGACTTTTTACCCAGCTCGGCATATTCCTCCTGCAGTTTTGCGGCCTCGTCCAGGTAGGCCTGCTTTTCCGCCTTGGCGGCTTTGAGAGCCTCCTCCTTTTTCCACTTGCCGTTATTTCTGGCGTCGGATGAAAAGAACCGGTCTATCTTGCCGCCATAACCCCACCATGTATCATAATCCGATTCCGGGGATGCCTCGATCCCGGCCACCTTTTCGTCCGCCTCCGCCGCCTTGTTAACAAGGCTCTGGACTTTCGTCTGCAGGAAAAGCATCCGGATATAGTCATCACTCTTCTGGATCAGCACGTCATACCACTCGGCAACGGTACTGAAATACCCGAAGCTCTCGCCGTATTTCCGGTTCAGCTCCTCGACCTTGGCCTTTTCCTGTTCCTTGCTGCCGGTAAAGTCTTTCAGGCTTTTCGTGGTATTCTCTATCTCAAAGCGGGTTTTGATCATTTGGGCACGCCCGTCACGCTCGATTTCCACCCGTTCTTTCGCCTTTTCCGCCGCTTTCTCCTGCGCGTCGCTGTACTTATCCCAAAGGACGACAAGTCCAGTTATGACGGCGGAAAGCCCCAATGTCAGCGTGGCCATCAAAGCGGTGGCCGCCGCATTGGAGATACCCAATGACACGGCCAGTCTTGTATTGGCCGCAGTCAGCAGCTTTTTCATCCTGACAACGGTGACCAGCCGGAAAGCGGAGTCCTTGTTCAGCGTGTTCATGACCTGCTGCAGCCCCATGGTGACGGCCATGACGCTCTGCACATGGGTCTGTATCTTTATCAGGTCCTCGTTCTCCGAGGCGAACGCGCCCATCAGGCCGGTCGCCATCGTGAAAACCCCCGACAGACCGTTCGCACCGCTGATCACTCCCTGCAGGCCGGCATTGTCATGGGCAAGGATGTTCGTCTGGGTGCGCAGGTCACCAATGGTGTCGGACAGTTCGGCGGCCCTTGCCGCCATGTCCTGATATTCCCTTGTATTCTGTTTGCCCTCCAGACGCAAACGTGCCATCGCGTCCTGCATCTCACGGAGCTGCATGGAAAGACGCTTGGTGGATGCCGCATTCCTGTTATGTTCGGCCTCCAAAGAGGCAAGGATGTTCTTATCCTCCTGCAAGGCTTTCGTGCAGGCATCAATTTCCGCACGCATCTCCAGCTGCCCCTTGCCGGGTGCGAGGCCGTCGTATTGCTTTTTCAAGTCCTTGAGACAGGACTCGACATACCTGATCTGCTCCTTTTGGGCGGCAATGCGGTCTGTGATGCTTTTAGACACCCGATCGGCCCTTTCCCCCAGCGTTTCGGCGGACTTACCTGCCTTGTCAATGCCGGGAGAGAGCTTGTCTCTCATTAGGAATTCTATCTCGACGGGTTTCATCATTCTTGCAATCGTGATTGGAAAAATCCGGAAAGGCTTTTGGGTTTCCCTTTACCGCCCCTGCCTCCGGACCGGTTGTTGTCATTCTCTTTCTCGTAATGCGGAGCGTCGGCGAGCATCATCCGCAGCGTCTGGTAATTCACACCCCAGAGGATGTATCTCACGCTCCAGCCGGTGGCCGCCGCTATCTGCCACACGATACCGAAGGGGCTATGGGAACCGACATATCTCGTTCTTAACTCCCCTTTCCTTTTTGGCTCTCTCTCGGTTTCAGCGGATTGGATATCTGAACCGATTCGATAATACGCGTAAAAGACCTTGTACCCAGCAGGGTGACGAAACACCGGTTGGCACCCTGCAGGAACCTGTCAGGAACGAACCATCTCAAAAGCCATGCGACAATACCGGAAAACAAAAGCCCGGAAACCGCCCCACGGCAGACGGTAAGGGCCACCATCCTGGAGACACGCCTGCCATGAACGGCAAGGAACGCCATCTCCTCATGCTTGCTGAACCGCTCCATCTCCTCATAAGTGACCCCCAGCTGCAGGTACAGCCGGGCGATCCGGATCTGGCTCCCCAAACAGGGGCGTCTCATGGTCACCCTGATTGATACCGGTTTCCTTCTAAACGGTATCCTGAACTGCAAAAAAGGCAGGGAAACCCCCACGTCAAGCAGGGCCTCCGCCGCCTCTATCTCCACGTCCCTTCTCATGGCCTACACGTTTCCGGCGGCCTGGTTCAACGTCAGGGTGGCCTTTTTGGAAGCGTCGGAGGCCAGCGTGAATTCCACCGTGCTGTTTCTCGCCGCGCCGCTGTTGCTCGATGCAGTGACGGTAATCCTGCCGTTCACCACCTCAAGCGTGAAACCGGCGGGAGCCTTCCCGGCGGAAAACGCACCGGAGGCCTCGATGTCCACCGTCTTGCTGCCGCCGCCCTTCTCGAAGGACAGGGTCTGCGGTGCCACCTTGATGAACGGCTCCGTGTCGTCGAAGCTGAAGGGCGAGCTGCCGTCCAGCGGTTTCAACATCTCCATCTCGCACTCGATACCCAGCGCGTCATCACCGCCGATCTTGCCGCGCACCACGCCGTCCAGCGTCATGCGCTTCACCTCGATGGTCTGGCCGGTACCGCAGAGGATTTTCAACGGGCCCTCCAGCGAGACGGACTCCGAGGGAGCCTCCCATCTCGTACCGTTCACCTCTCCGCCCATCACGTCCTTGCAGTTCTGCGGGACAAGCTCGATCAGGGTGAACTTTAGCAGGTTGGTGGCGTCCTTCTTCTTGATCTTCTTCACAGGGGCATTGCGGACCTGCGCGGCGAAGAGCTTGATGTACTCGGCGGCGTCACCGCCCCAGTCGATGCCGTCCTCCGACACGTTGCCGATTTTCTTTCCATTGAAATAGATCGCGTCGAGGAGCATCATATATCCGTCATTCACATAAACTTTTGACATCGTTCTCTATTTTAAAAAGGTTAATACTCTGTTCTTTAGTTTCTTCAGCGGGGAGGTAAGCGACAGACCGCCCACAAATCCGGCTAAAAGCCACTTGTACCACGTGGAGGGAGTTTTCTTCCGCTCCGTCTCCACGGCATCGCTTTCCGCCCTGCAGGTCTCGTCACTCCGGCTGCTTGCTTGCTCCATCCGGGAAATGACCTGCTTCAGGCTGTCCGCCTCGCCGCGCTGCCGGAACGCCTCACGCTCGTAGAGAAGGCATCGCCGCGCGATGGAGTCACATTCGCCCGTAACCGCGATATTGTCGCCATGCCTTTGCACGCTTACCCGTGCCCGGCCGTCACGGGCCGTGTAGCCGGCACCCTCCGGCAGGTCAAGGAGGTTCTGTATCGGGACATCCACCGTCGCCTCCGATGCCGGGATCCTCTCCAGCGTCAGGGCGCTCGTCGTCTGTTCCTGCAGCAGTTCCCCCGTCCTCCGGGCCGTCACGTCTGACCGCTCTCCGGTCGCTCCGGCGGTGGTTCCGCTTTTCGTCTGTCCCGTCAGCGTGTGCGACTGACGGTTCCCGGTTGATTTCACCGTGGCACACCCCGTCAGGATGAACACGGTTATGATTAGAATTAGTGCGGGGGTTGCCCCCCGGATTGGATTTCTCATCGTTTCCTGTCTGTCTGTTGATTACTTTCCTTAATCTCTCCACCTCCTTGGCCAGGCGGGAGAGCTTCTGGATCATCTCCTCCTGGTTCGCCTTCAGGTCGGCATTCTCCCGCCGGAGCAGGATGTTCTCGTCCAGGATCTTCCGGTTCTCGCTGCTGAGCATGTTGATGGACGCCTGAAGCTGGGACAGCATGTCGTTGTCACGCTTGCGGCGGCCCAGCAGCCACGTGACGACACTGCCGAGGAAACCGCCCGGAAGGGCGAACGTCAGAAAATCCATCAGACCGTCCATCTCTTTGCTCTGTTACCGGTTTATGCCTATGTCCTTGAGCCAGGCCTGGACGTCGAATGACGGGCACGCCTTGGCCGCGATCTCGTTATGGCCGATGATCCTCACGTCCGGGAAACGGCGGTGGAAGTCCTTCACGTACCTCTCCATCGCACGCCTCTGGCAGGCCGTACGCGTGTCCTTCGGGGTCTTTCCGTCCTTTCCGCACCCGCCGGCATACACGATGTGGCGGCTCACGGAGTTGTAGCCGGCCGCGCCGTTGGTGATTTCCCAGGGGTCCACGTCCGCGTCCTCGTTGTTGTCCGCCAGACGCTCCACGCCGCCGTTCAGGTGGAACAGGTCGGTATAGCCCACCTGCTTCCAGCCGCGGCCGCCCTTCGATACCGGGTCCGTATGCCAGCGGCGGATCTCCGCGCCGCTCACCTCACGCCCCTCGGGGGTCGCCGTGCAATGAATTACAAGATATTTCAGTTTTCCCATACGAAAATTCGTTTTTGATTGCTCACGCCGCCTCGCTCGTGCCCTGCACCAGTGCGGCGACACCCTTGCTGTCGGAACGGAGGATGCGCCCGCCTGCACGGACGAGGAATGAATAGATATCACCGTAATAGGTCGGGTCACCCTCACTCTCGAACGCCTTCACCTCACCCAGCGCACGGCAGACACTTTGCTCGTGCCAGGCCAGCCCGGCGGCGAGGTCGGTGGTCGCACCGGCGGTACTCCATGCCTTGGGGGACTTCTCCGCCGTGTAAAGACAGGCCTTGCTGCGCATCATGACATTGAAGCTGAACAGCTTGCCGAGAATGCCGTTCTGCGCGTCGGCGGAGGCGAGAAAGGCGGTATTCTCATTGGCCGTAAGGTCGTTCAACAGCTGGGAGTACATCTGCGCGTCAAGCAGCAGGTAACGCCCCTCCTGCGGGATATCATCATTATTGAACCTGGTCATCAGCGCCAGAACGTCCGCCTTGCAGATGCCCTTGCGTTTGCCGGTGGCCTTGTCCGTGTAGGCGTCGACCTCCGCGCCCGTGCTCTCGATACAACAGGCTGCCGCCGGACTCCAGTTGAATATGAAGTCCAGTGCCACCGCGTCCTGAAGTTTCAGCTTGTCCTGGCGAAGCACCGACTCGCGCTTGTCGTAGCTGAGCTCCACCGTGTCCGCATTGGGAATCAGGACCGGGTTCGTCGTGTACTCGTCCAGCTTGAACGTCACGTCACTGTCTTCTCTCTTCTTTACCGCCGCCGGAAGACTGCTGCGGTTCTTCTCCGTACCGGATGCCGCGCCGGCATTCGGGATGTGGACAACCTTGCCGCTGTTCACATACTCGTCGGCGTTGAACGCCTTGCTAAGGAAGCTGTTGGAGGCAAACAGGCCCTCCACGACAGCCGCCATCCAAATCTCTTTCTGAATTGCCATTTCTGTTCTTGCTTTAAAGGTTAATAATTACAGGTTCGGCTCGATGCCGAAACGCTCCTTGAACTTGGATTTATACAGGTCCGGGGCGGCATCCTTCAGCTCGACGAGCTTGCCGGCCTTGTCCAGCTCGTCCCATGACTTGTCTTTCCAGTCACCCAGTGTCACACCGGCAACCTTCCCGCTGCCAATCTGCCCGGCAACGCTTGCCCTTTGGGGAATGGCCGCCAGCATGGCCTTCGTGCCCTCGAAATCCTTGTCGAAAAGGTTCAGCAGCATCTCGCGGCCTTTCGCGTCATAGCGGCCGTCCTTGATGGCCGCATCGGTCAGGGAAACCGCCTCCCGCTTTTGGGATTCCTTTTTGGCCTTGTTCATTTCATCCACCGCGGCGGCCAGCGTCCTGTTCTCCTTTTCCAGGCGGTCCGCATTGGCGATGACTCCCCGAACGGCGGTTACAATCTCCGCCTCGCTTGCGGAGTCCTGCAGTTTCAATACGTCTGTAAGTACGCTCATCTTTATTTGTTTTTTGGGGTTATTACTGTGGTCCATCAACCGGACAAGATTGCACTTGTCATCCAGGTCGATGATCCGTTTGCTCTCTCTGTCATAGAACACCAGCGCGTTGTGGTTGGCCCCGATCGTGACGACACTCGCCTCGCGGACCGTCCATCTCGTGACGGTGGGGAGCGTCTGTCCGGGAAGCATCAGGCCCAAGGCGTCGCTCTTCTCCTCCGGGGGCCACGCCCCGATGGAGGCCATGCGGACAAAGCCGTTCTCGACCTTGCGCCTTACCTCCGCGGCACGGGGATCTCCCTCGTCGAACACGGCATCGGCCAAAATCCTGCCCCCATCCACACGGATGTTCTCCCAGCGCCCGATCGGAAGGGAGTAGTCGTCGTGGTTCAGGAGCATCACGGGGTTCTTCCTGAACTCCTCCAGGTTGGCTCCGCCGGTGAGCATCCTGAAACCGTAGGTGTTCACCGACTCGTCATGCAATATAAAGGTCAATCTGTCCATTTCTACTCTTTGGTTTTGCGGCAAAGTTCAACGAAAAGAACGGTCCGCACAAATCGGGTTGTAACCGTTTACGTTTAAACCGTAACCGTTACGGTTTAAACGTAAACGGTTACAGGACGGTTGGGCTATCCGCATGCGGGTCATTAACTTTGTACCGTAAAATGAAAAAGTCATGGCGGAAGAATTGAAAGCGAATCAACGGAAGGAATGGGCGAAACTGATGTACCTCAAAGAGAACATCACCCAGCAGGAAATTGCCGACAGGGTGGGTGTCTCCCGTGTCACGGTGAACAAATGGGTCAAGGAATGGGAGGGCTTGAAGCTCAACCTCCTGCAGACACGGGAGGAACGCATCAGCTCCACGCTCACGCAGCTGGACGAGCTCGACCGCTCCATCGCAGGCAAGGAGGAGGGAAAACGTTTCCCCACGGCGGCGGAAGCAGATATACGGCGCAAACTGACGGCTGACCTTGAGGCGTTGGAGCAGGATGCCTCCATCAGGGACATATACAACGTGTCCCGCGGGCTGCTCGACTGGATCCGGCAGCAGGATCTCGATAGGGCAAAGGAATTGAGTGATTGTTTCGACGCGTACATCAAGGAGAAAATGAAATGGGTAAAATAGATGATATTCAGGCTTACAGGGAGTGGACCGAATACCACCGCTCACTCAAAAGGGACAAGGCCGCCGACAACCTCCCGCCGGCGGAACGTAAAAAGAAGCTGGGAAAGCTGGAGGCGGACGCCGTCGGGTGGATCCTGTTCTTTTTCCCGGAGTTCGCGAAGTACCCCTTTACCAAGTTCCATAAAAAGGCCATCAGACGCATCACCACGAACATGGAATGGTACGAGGTCCTGTCGTGGTCACGCGAGCTGGCAAAATCCACCGTCGTGTTCATGTGCGTGATGTACCTCGTGCTGACCGGAAGGAAAAGGAACGTGCTGCTCATCTCGAACAGCCACGAGAACGCCGTACGCCTTTTGGAACCCTATAAGAAAGCCTTTGAGGGCAACTCCATGCTGAAGGCGTATTACGGGGACCTGAGGGAGTTCGGAAGCTGGACGGCGGACGAGTTCACGATCACAACCGGGGCGGCGTTCCGCGCCGTCGGCGCACTGGAGTCGCCCCGTGGCACGAGAAAGGATGCCGTACGTCCGGACACGGTCCTCGTGGACGACTTCGACACCGACGCGGACTGCAGGAACCCCGACATACTGAAAAGGAAATGGGAGTGGTTCGAGGGGGCGCTCTTCCCGACACGGTCCGTCAGCGGGGATCTGCTGGTGGTCTTCTGCGGGAACATCATCGCCCTGGACTGCTGCGTGAAGCGTGCCGGCGAGAAAGCGGACCATTGGGATATCGTGAACATCCGGGACAAGGATGGCAAATCCAGCTGGCCGGAAAAGAACACGGAGGAACGCATCGACCGCATCCAGTCCAAGATCAGCACGAGGGCGTTCCAGCAGGAATACATGAACAACCCGCTCTCCGAGGGTGACACGTTCAAGGAGATGGTGTGGGGAAAATGCCCGCCCCTCTCAAGGCTGCAGTTCGCCGTTGTCTACGGGGATCCGGCACCGTCCAACTCGAAGAACAGGGCCACCTCCTTCAAGGCCTGTTTCCTTATCGGGTATCATGGCGGCAAGTTCTACGTCTACACCGGTTACCTCGACCACGTGGTCAACGAGGAGTACGTCAACTGGTATTATTATCTCCGGGATTACGTGGGACAAAAGACGCAGGTATATAACTACATCGAGAACAACAAGCTGCAGGACCCCTTCTACGAACAGGTTTTCATACCACTCTTTAACGAGAAAGGAAAGAGTCTCGGATTCATCGGGATCATACCGGACACCCGGAACAAACCGGAAAAGTTCGACCGTATCGAGGGGAATCTTGAACCGCTTAACCGGCAAGGAAAGCTCGTCCTCAACATCGACGAAAGGGACAATCCGCACATGAAAAGGCTGGAGGAGCAGTTCCTGCTCGTGAACCGGGCCATGAAATCACCCGCTGACGGAGTGGACTGCATCGAGGGCGGAGTGTGGATCATCAACCAAAAGATAAGCACGCTCTCGGCCGGATCCTACACCGTGGGCGCACGTTTAACCAATAAAAAGAGATTTTAATCATGGCATTCATCACACCCGAAGAATTGGAAACGCACCTCTATAAGGAGAATATAGAGGCTATCAGCAGGGAGGACGGCACAATCCTCACAGCGGCCATAGATGCCGCCATAGAGGAAGCCTACGGATACCTCGGGGCATACGACCGCAAAAGGATTTTCAGCACCACGGGAAGCCGGAGAAACCCGCTCCTGCTCATTTTTGTAAAGGACATCGCCGTCTGGCATTTCGTCAACCTGTGCAACGCCGGCTGCGACCTGGAGCTGAGGGAAAAAAGGTATGACCGGGCCGTGGCATGGCTCCGGCAGGTTCAAAAAGGCGAAACGACCGCGAACCTCCCCGTCATCGACAACGACGGCGACGGGAAACCGGATACCGCGGGCGAATATATCTACGGGAGCAATCCCAGGCGTAACCAACATTTTTAATATATGACTATGGCGAACAGGAAAAAAAAGACGGCCACGGCAAATGCCGGGACCAAATCAAGGGAGCGGCTGGTCATACATCAGATCGTGGTCAAGGCTCCCCAGCGGAAAGTGTACGATGTGGGAAATTGGAGGACGGCACTCTCGTCTGCGGACAACGGCCGGACAAAGCAGCTGTATGACCTGCTCGATGACATCATGATCGACGGCGTCCTGAGCGATGCCGTCCAGAAGCGCATCGACGCGGTCACGAACTCGGAACTCACTTTCCAGAACGCGGACGGGGAGGAGGTGGAGGAGATCGCAGACCTGATGGATACCACCGCATGGGAGGAGCTGCTGACCGAAATCATGAAAAAGAAAATATACGGGCGTTCCGGCGTTGAGATGACATTCAACGACGGCTTCAACGTGGAACCGATTCCGGCAAAGCACATCAACCTGAAAAACCGTACCATCCTACGGCAGGACACGGACGAGACAGGCATACCGTACGAGGGGGATTCACAGCTGCTCATCCTCGGAAAGGACCGGGATTTCGGACTGCTGCTCAAGGCGGCACCCTATGCCATCTACAAGCGTGGCGGATTCGGGGACTGGTCGCAATGGATAGAGCTTTTCGGCATGCCACAGCGCATCGGCAAGTACAACACGTATGACCCGGAGAGCCGCAAGCTGCTGGAGGAGGCCTTCGAGAAAGCAGGGTCGGCACCGTATGTGGTCATACCCAAGGAGGCGGACGTGGAGACCAAGGACGGAGGGACGGGGTCGGGAGCCTCGTACAACGAATTCCGCCAGGCAAACAACGAGGAGATGCTCATCACCATCCTCGGACAGACCATGACCACCGTGCAGGGAGAGAAGGGCGCACGCTCGCTGGGTGAGGTGCACAAGGAGGTCGAGGAGGGAAAGAACAAGTCAGACCTCCGCTACGTGCAGCGCGTGCTCAACCAGAAGGTACTCCCCATACTGGAGGCGAGAGGCTATCCGGTTACAGGCGGAAAGTTCGTCTTCCCGAAAGCGGCGGAGCAGCTCTCCGTCGCCGAGGTGGTGCAGCTCTCCGACATCATGGATATCCCGCAGAGCTACCTGCACGAGAAATATTCGATTCCCGTACCCAAGGACGGGGAGCCGGTCGCGAAACGTGCCTCCTCTCAGGCCGCTCAGTTCGATATAGGAGAGGATCCGGAGGAGGACACGGTCAGCAATGCGGACCGCAATTTCCTTATGCGCCTATGGGATTTTTTCGTAAAAGCCCCGCGGGACGGGGCATCCGGTGGGAAAGCCCGCATCAGGCTGAATGATGACGCCCCGATGTCGGAAAGGCTGGCCGCAAGGGTTGCAAACGGCGAAATTGGAAAATTCGATGCGGAGCTGTTCTCCTTTATCGCTACAGACTTTTTGAACGGTGTTCAAAGTGCGTTCAAACGGGTGGTGAACCATGCGGATGCAAGATTCGCATACGGTCTGCAGGACGACGCTTTCATCACCGCATTGGAGATGAACCTGTTTCATTTCTCCGCCGGTAAGACGCTGGCGGAAATTCAGGAACTGAACAAGGCGTTCAGGGAGAGCGGTAATTTTCAGGAGTTCTCCAAAAAAGCGGAGCAGATATGTGGCACGTTCAATAAAACGTGGCAAAAGACGGAATACGAAACGGCGGTACTAACGGCGGAGTCCGCCAGCAATTACCACCGCCTCATGGGAAAGACAAGGCTGTTCCCTTTCTGGAAATATGTCACCGCAGGGGACGAGAAGGTCAGGGAGGAGCACCGCAAGCTGGATGGGGTGGTATTGCCGGCGGACGATCCGCGGTGGAAAAAGATATTCCCGCCCAATGGTTGGAAATGCCGCTGCAGGGTGGTTCCGCTCATGAAACACGAGGTGGAGGGTATGGACATCAACGCCATGCGCACCATTGTCGATGAATACCTCGGCACGAGTGAATGGAAAATGAACGAGGCACAGGGATGGGACTCAAACCGCGGGGAAACGGCCGAAGTGTTTTCCAAGAACCAGCATTATATCCGAAAGTTCCCCGATAAGGCCGCCTCCCTGCTGGGCGACCTGCATTATAATGACTACGGGCTGGAGTCCTTTGGAAAGAAAGCGGCTGCAGCAAGCGAAAAAGCCCCGGTGTATGCAGGAGACCCCGATGAATGGAGGAATGCGCACCAGGTGATGGAGGACTACAAGGGACGGAAAGTGCAGCTCACGGAGGAGGTGTTCAAACGGCACACGACAAGAAAGTATGAGAAATCCCGTGTGCCGCTCCTGGCGTGCATTCCGGACGTGCTCAAGAACCCGGACGAGGTATGGATGAACGACTACCAGAAAATGTTCAAAAACCTGAACTTCATCAAGTTCTACGAGGAAAGGGTCATCAACGTTATCTGTGAGATAAAGGATGGGAAAGTGTACCAGGTCCTGACATGGTTCGAGATAGAGCAGAATCCGAATATCAGGGAAAAAAGCAGGAAAAGCAGGAGGATCGACCCAAGATGGAGATACAGGCGGGGGCTGCTCATAAAAAAATCGTGAGGCAGATCCTTGCGTCCGCCGTCCTAATTATTGGGAGTGCCACACGTGGAATTCCCGCTTCATACGGTTGGATAGCCGGTGTCCTGCCTCTGCTTCGGGTTGACATGGCACCGCCGCTGTACTCAGTCTCTTTACGCCCCCATCACCCGCGAGGTGTTAACGTATGCTATTATCCGGAAGCACCATACTTGGTGCGAATATACTAATTATTTTGATATGGATATCAAGGAACTCAATAAATATCTGCAGTCGCTGCCCGGGGAGATCCTCTCCGACGCGGCGGACATCGTGGCGGAAACCGCCACGGAATACTATAAATCGACTTTCAAGAAGAAAGCCTTCGACGGGAACCCGTGGGTTCCGGCAAAGGTACCGAAAAAGACCGGGTCCCTGCTGATCGACTCAGGAGCGATGCTGAACAGCATACGTCCGGCGGTGGTCACCCCGCAGCGGGTGGTCATTTCCGCCGGGAACGGGAAGGTGGACTACGCCAGGGCACACAACGAGGGATTCAGGGGAACGGTGGCCGTACCGGCACATACCCGGAAAACCAAGCGGAAAGACGTTTCCGTCAGGGCGCACACCCGGAAAACCGACATCCCCAGACGTCAATTCATGGGGGATTCGGAAGAACTGAACGGGCGGATACACGCGCGGATAGAGGGATATATCGACTCACTTAACAATGAATAGCCATGAACAAGGAAATTTTTATCGCCGTCTGCGACCGGCTGAAAACGGAAGTACCCGGACTCCGGTGGATAGATGCCGAGGAGGGGCAACTGAACACGGGAGAACGGCCCGCTGTGGCTTTCCCGTGCTGCCTGGTGGACATCTCTTACCCGTCCTGCGAAACCCACATGGGTGGACGACAAAAGATAAAGGCGCAAATACAGCTCAGGGTGGCCTTTCAAGCCGGAGGAAGCACGAATGCGGCAGCCCCTGAACTCGTCAGGGAACACGCCCTCTCCTGCATGGACACGCTGGACAGGATACACGAGGCTTTGCAATGGTGGAACGGCGGGAACCTGTTCAACCCGATGCGCCGCCTCCGGGGTGCGCCGGAAAAGAGGGCGGACGGACTGAAGGTCTATAACGTGATTTATGAAACCGAATTTATGGACTAGTTCCAGTCAAAGCCGGGAAACATCGCCTTGAGCCTGCGGGTGGAGGTCTTGGAACGCAGGAGCTCATGGTAAAAGTCATCCTGCTCCACCAGCGTGTTGCTGATTGTCCGCTCCTCCACGAAGAACTCGTTGTCCGAGAGGATTTTCAGCACGTCGTCGAAGCGCCGGCGCTTGATCTCGGTCCAGTAATAATAGCGGGCGGTCATGATGCGGTTACGCTTGTCCAGACGGTCGCGGCGGCACGTGATGGACGCGTCACACACCGCCGCCGTGCGGGACCCGCGGCGGTTGCCGGCCTTCTCTATTTCCGGACAAAAAAAAGGTATCACGAGCTGTTCCTGCATATTCATCGGGTTGTTTGACGCAAAGGTACGTTTTCCGCGCCATATACACGAAAAAAGTCCGCTGAAAATCAGGAATTCAGCGGACTTTTATTATTGATTGGAGGGCTTTTACATGGTAAGCTCGCCCTCCTTGTCATCCTTGCCAGGAACGAACGGCCTTATGGTGGTCACCACCGAGCTGGTCACCTTCACCCTGCCCGAGCCGAGGCAGGCCGGACACCGGAAGGATCCGGACACCTTTGTCCTGTTCTCATCGCCGTACTCGAATACGACGCCCTTCCCCCCGCAACGCTTGCACACGGCCACACGGGGAGGGATATACCGGGCTTGCGCGTTATTCACCTGTTCCATCCGGCTCCTCCTTTTTCATGGTTGATTCTTCACTTGATTCCGGGTGATACATGAAATCGGTTCTGAGCTTCTTGAAAACCGTCAGTTCCACCTGAAAATTCTCAAATTCCTTGTTACGGCCGGAAAGCTGGCGTTTGATGAAACCGGTAACGTCACGCTTCATGTCGGGAACCGACATCCCGGCACCCGTTTCCGGGATGTACAACCCCTCGAGACGGAGCTTGCGGTAACCCTTGCGGTGGATCTGGAATTGGACCTTGTAGATCATGACCGTCCCTCCTTACGCTTCTGTCATACCCAGGGGAATGGACACCCACATGCCGTCCCCGTTCTTCATTTCCGCCCGCACGAACCGCTTGCTCACAGCCGGCTGGTATGCCTCCTCGATGATGCGGACACCCTCCATGAAACGCGTGCTGCCGCTTTCCTCCGCAATCTTGCGCAGCTGCACGATGCGGCTGGCCTTCAGCGTGCCCTTGGCGTCACGCGCCAGCAGCTTCAGGACCATGCTCACGAGAGATTTCGTCCTGGCGTTGTCGGCCAGGCTTTCGATATACTCCTTCACGATGGCGATGCCCTCCTCCACCGTGTCACGGTAGCCGTCCGTCACGTACACGCCGAGGGTGACGCGCTTGTTCCCCTCCGAATTGGTGAAGGTATGGCTGCGCTGGTCATCCCTCACGACTTTCAGGACCTCGCACTTCATGTCGAGGATACTCTTGAAATTCTCGAGCACCGTCTTTTTGGTCTCTTTGATATCATCACTCAAGGAGAGGAGTGCGGGGATTGCGCTGTTCACCTCGTCATCCACCATCTGGCGGTACGTCTCACGTTCGGCTCTCGCCTTTTCTTCGGCCTCCTTTCTGGCCTTTTCCTTACGGAACGCCTCGAACTGGGCCATTTCCTCGGCCGTCATTTCAACGGTCTGCTTTTCTTCAATCTGTGCCATAATATCACTTTTTAAATGGTTTATAAATAAGTTAATTGAGTCCTTTCCTCGCTTTCAGCATATCCTTCCACCGGATGGCGCGGATACGGAGCAGCACCGCATCCAGATCATCGGCGGATAATTCCCTGAACCTCTTTCCCGAGATACGGGCGTCCAGGCAGAAGCTGTCAACGGCCGCCCAGTCGGCCGTATCGACACCCGCCAGCTGCATCTGGTGCAGAACGGCGGAACGTTTCCTTTTCAGGACCCCGTAACCGACCGGACGGACGGACCCGGTCTGCCTTTCCAGCTCCCGTATCATCGAGTCATATTCACCGGGGGTCATTTCTCTCAGGGAGTCCGTCCGCCCATCCGTGAAGCCCGACACGAGCTGCCGCTTCAGGTCGTGGAGGTCGTGGCAGGGCAACTTCGAGAGAAGTGCCCAGAAACGGGAATAACGGTTGCAGGGTGCTTTCATATCTTTACTACTTTTACCGGTTGTCGCACTATTTTTACCATTGCCTCCGGCACGTCCTTGAGGATGGCCGCGGCCAGCTCCGGGTTCCGGAGCTCGACCACCGCCCAGTCATCCTTCCTGGCCGGGCTGACCAGCAGTTTCTCCGGTCTGTTGAAGCAGGTCCAGTTCATCAGGACCGTGCTCAAGGAGGCCACCGGCAGGCCTATCTGATAAAGGTCATTTCCCATCGTACATC